TAAAATCTCGATATTTTGAAAGCCACCAGGTGGTTGTCGTTCTATAAGTATTTTGTCAGCTGAGTCGAAAATACTTTGGTGATCTTCTACAAATAAAGGAATCGTGTCTACAAAATCATTTGACTTTATATATTTATAATCTTCTAAACTCACCTTCTTTAGGAACTCTACCGTAATTTTTGGTCCCGATAAAGACTCGGCTAAAACGAGACCCATATTATGATACCCGATGTCTATCGCCAACACCTTCATGTCTTTATGTGAAAGATTTTCCTTAACTATAATTTACACTAAATGGAAGTTCATTTGCCGTATCTATAAATTTGAATGCAAATGAAATGCGAGTTAAACCCGGGACTAACGGTGCATAAGCCTGATGTGGTATATACCCCTTGAATAGTACAGCTCTTTTTGTGAACGGTTCAATTCTGGTAATTTCTTTAGTTTTCAATTCCAAGTCTCCACCAGCTTTATCATAGTTTTCGGGTGTAATATCACCTATATAGATTAAAAGTGTATATACATTTGGTTTTTGATCATCTATGTGTAATGTCACGTCTTGTCCACATACTTGACGATTTAAATAAACTCGTTGTAAAACAAAATTTGTATTCGTACATTTGTCTATTCTATTTTTAATTTTCAAAATGAACTTTTTTGCAGAAGGGATAATATCTTCCATTCCATAATCCCAATCCCTTTGAGGTCTCAAATCAATTAGAATTTTTTTATAAGCATTATCTGCTGGTATGAAATACCACTGTCGGTTTATGGCTGGCTGTTTTTCACCATAGTATTTATTATCTAAATTGAGTGATTGTTCACCAATGAATTGTCGAGCCTCTTCTAGCTCTTCGTCGTTGATGAAATTTTCAAGAATGGTTATATCCTTCATATATCTATCTCAAACATTTTCCTTAACTATGGTAAATGAAGAACAGGACTAAGACGCAGCTCATGTCATCTATTCTATTTGTACTTGTACTCGCGCTCATGTACATGTGGTACAATCCACGTATCGTGAAGGTGATGCTCCCAATGTCACCTCGACCAACTATGGTGCGTCATGAGCCACCAGAGTATAGAGGTCCACCGATCAAGAAGTATAAACCTGGTCATATGCAACAAATGGGACTTATCACGGGAACGGGAGACGTGACCATGCCATTATACGGAAAAGAGGTTCGTGGGAGGCGTGATAGGTATCATTATTATACGACAACCCCGGGTCAGCAAATTTATCCCATTCCAGTGAGTCACAATGCTCGTGATTGCATGGAGGATATTGGGTGTCAAGAACTTTATGGAAATGAAACAGTCTCAGTACCTGGTAAGACTGGTTCATTTAAGGTGAATATGTATCGCACGGATAACTTTTTTTAAATTTTAGCGAATTTTCGCCCCTGTCCAACAAGTTTACTACTTGAGCAGCAGGATAGACAACATACGAGTAACATACCCGGATAAAACGGTGCCGGTAACGGCATTAGTGATTCCATCTGGAAACGGTATCCAGCGTAAAACATCATCATTAAAATGATACAACTACAGGACATTATAGCCGCTGACATTGGTTTGGGTTTACCTTTTGAAGAAATATCGGGGATAGGACTGATAAAAAACCATGCTGATGACATTGCTGCACCCATCGTTTATTATATACTGAGAAAATTTTAGAATGTTTTAATACCGGTCAAGAAATGTATCAGGTATTGTATTATTCGTATTATAGATGAAAGCAGAGAACATGAACAACATCCAACACCTATTTTCATGGGTAAAGTTAATTCAGCCCCTGGGTATTCTGTTTGCATGAAATACCATATGACGGCTATATTTATAAGGGAAGAAGACGCTGTAGACGCACCAGCCATCGCGGAACTACTTCGCGTAGTGGCAGTCATTTTATATTGATATATAAGATAATGTTTCTAAGTATTGAAAAACGCATTTTTTTGAAAAAGCTCGTACCAGGTTTACAAAAGCTCATGCGTTACACAGGACATGACCAAAAAATTGGGGGTACACCCCCCAGTAATGATAGTGATGAGTTTATAAAGAAACGGCTACTTACTCACACACAAGATGGTAGATATGAATTATCTGTGGGGAAATTTAGGGTAGCTATAGACACGGTCGATATTAATGAAATTTTAATTTATCTCGATCAGATCTCATTGACTATAGGTCGCGCATATACAATGGCTTTACCGGACCCACTTTTATTTTCAAAAGAAGACATCGAGTTTGTTAGACTTATCGATGTTGGGGAAATCAGGACATTTACAGATTTTTTGATGTTTTGATCAGGCAGTGTGACGATTTTCTTTGTTAGTATTAAATGCAGTACAAGGACCTGAAAGAGAAGGCTAAGAAGCTGGGTCTACGGGTTACGAAAGATGTTCGCGGGAAACGCGTCAAATTTACAGCCAAGGAACTTCGTTCTAGGATTACTATGAATTTTGAAAATAGTGTCAAAAATGCTCAGCAGGTGATTCGAATTTGTAAGACGATCGTCGTACCCAATTCTCAACTACCATCCCGAGGTGGTCCTCCTCCACCTCCACCTCCACCTCCACCATCCAGGAAACCAGTCATAAATTCTACACGCACAAAACTAATGGCTGAATTAAAGGTAGCTCTTAAAAAACGTGAGTTGAAAAAATAATATTATTTATTAGTATAAAACGATCATGGCTAATTCTCAGTCGAACCAGAACGCGAAGCCAGCGAACAACGTGAACAAGCCCGCGAACAACGCGAACAAACCCGCGAACAACGCGAACAAACCCGCGAACAACGCGAACAAGCCCGTGAACAACGCGAACAAACCCGCGAACAACGCGAACGTGAACAAACCCGCCAACAACGCGAACAAACCCGCGAACAACGCGAACAAGCCCGCGAACAACGCGAACGTGAACAAACCCGCCAACAACGCGAACAAGCCCGCGAACAACGTGAAGCCCGCGAACAACGTGAAGCCCGCCAACAACGGTAACGCGAACAAGCCCGCCAACAACGGTAACGCGAACAAGCCCGCCAACAACGTGAAGCCCGCGAACAACGGTAACGCGAACAAGCCCGCCAACAACGTGAAGCCCGCGAACAACGGTAACGTGAACAAGCTCAACAACAACGCGAAGAAGCTCCGTGCGCTCGCCCTTCAGTTGGCTACCAACGCGATTAACAAGGCTCGTGAGACGGTACCTAACAACGCTTAAACAAAACAAGTGTAATTAAATAATGAATATAGAAGACGTCAAGCGAGTATTAGAAGGATGGGACGGAACTAATATGAGTGACGCACAAGAGATTATCGAAGGGTACGCATCCGGTACTGAATTTACAGAAGAATTCGTAGAGCACTATTTAGGTAAAGAACTCTACGAACGCCTCGAGACGATGACTATATTTTTTAAAAAATTTGAATCTCTCAAACGAGATCTACATTGAACCGTTTTTTCATAAACGACTTTACATCTTTTACATTCGGAAAACTCCAGAGATACCAACGTGACCAGAAACCAGCCCCGTTGATACCACTCATTTTCCAATTTTCCTTATCACTCCGATCGACATTTAACATCATGTTCTGAATCTTTCTGGGATCTCTCTCCGCTATGATTCGTTTAGGTATCTGACCACCATGTCTGAGTACGTACGATCGCATTCGTGAGGGTGTCTTGTGTTTGGTGTAGTCTGAGTACCCTCTTGCACCAAAATCAACAGTTTTACCGTCTTCTAGTATTGCCCTGAACTTCTTTTTTGGATCCGGGCTGCGAACGATCTTGACGCGCATACTTAATATTCACAAATATAATTTACATACCACATGCACCAGTGGCACAGTAGTTCTCCTTGTTACCATCTCCAGAGAAGAGAAGGAGCTTCTCGGGACCACGCTGGACGCGGTAAAGGTGATCGTACATGTGGAGGAGACCGATAGTCAGCGCGAGAGTTCCAACGACAACCCCTCGAACCTTACGCGCAGTGTAGGCATAAAAGATGATCACCGCAGCGAGGATCATCTGTATGATGGTCAGTTGGGGGATGGATGGCATCGAGAAACGTTCCTTGAGATCCTTGGTCTCCGTGGTGGGAGCTGGAGCGTAACCCGAAGTTTTTGGGGTATAACCTGGCATTTATTATGTATGGAGAAAATAATGTGGAATCTGTTGTTGATTCCTATAGTGATGGTTGTACATGATTACATGAAAGCACCGATTGATAAATTATATTTCAGTAACTGGAAACGTCCGATGATTGGAATAAGAAATACATTCATAGATATTTTACTTTATTCAAAAGAATATTCCACCTGGAACTTCAAAGGATTGTGGTTGATGAAAACACACTTCAAAAAAATACAGAAAGAGTTTGAAGAGGCTTCGAAAAAACTCGACAAACGATTTTATCATGATTTGGATCCATGGTTTGAAAAGAATGAAAAATATTACTATTACAAAGGTGAAGATTTCCCTCTATTGAAAAGTTTAACTGATCAAATACCCAGTATTTATAATTGGACGTGTGCGTTCGCGGTCATGGAGGGTCCTATGACTATACCACCCCATAGGGCTGAAACTAATCATTTATTGAGATACCACATCACGATATTTGGTGACGGTGACTGTACCCTATACACTGAGAATGGACCACACGTACACCACGAAGGTGGGGATTTCATATTTGATCACTCAAGATATCATGAAGTCGTGAAGACTGGAGATGGTCGAAGGGTTGTACTTATTCTCGATGTTCATAGAATTTAAAAAAATAACATCCTACTGTATGAAGATTAGAATCCTATTAATTATAGTGTTCATAATCCTGATACCATTCATGTTAAATTTATGGAATGGGTATCTTAAGCCAGCTCAGAGTGGGAATTTTGAACATGTTGATTGTTCTACAATTTCTAATAACTTGAATCCATATGTAAATGATATCATCAAACTCATAGAAGAACATGGTAATAAAACAAGTGCCGGTCCAGTCGAGGGTTACAAACTTGTGAGAAGTACCGTGAAAGAGAAGTTACCACAAGTGTATAAGATCATAGAGGACTATGTTTCAAAAATCGACACAGACGGTTTGAAACCAGCCAATTGTGAAAGAGAGCAGTACTGTTGGTTTTTGCGCCTGTATAATAAGAAGGGTCATTATATCGACTGGCATTTCGACAATAACTTCACGAACGGGTTACGAAAGACATACGTGTGTAACGTGTACATCAGTGAATGTAATGCGTCTCATCTCATGACTAAAGATCGATACGAAAGAGTCAGGGTTGATGAGAGTCGTGCGGGTAAAGGTGTTGTGTACAATGGGAGTGAAGTAAAGCATTCAGTTTCCAGACAGAATGATGGTTGTGTTAGGATTTCTCTGATCATTCCTTTATATGAAGACGACTCTGTATCTATGGTGGGTTGGTTGAGAAGAGGCGCACGAAATATATCCGATAAGATTTTCAAATTATAGATGTTTCCTACACACGGCAATATACATATCACTTCCACCTATGAGTTCCAGGGTTTTGTCGTCTACAATTCTTTTGGTGAATGGTCCCTGTGTCCCATCATTACATCGCATACACAGAGCTGAAAGTTTCGTCACATCACACGCGAGAGGGATACAGTCGATAAGTTCACCAAACTTATTCTGAAATGAATCTGCATCGAGACCAGCCAAGATAACAGACTTGTTCACCTGTAGACAACATTCTACAAATTTCGTAAGTCGTGGAAAGAATTGAGCTTCATCAATAGCAATTATATCAGCTTCATCAAATTCATCTGTATTAATAATTTCAAATAAGTCAAACACTTTATGACAATCAAACTTTACATTATCATGTGTTTTGAGAATTTCATCGGGGGACCTGGTATCTTTTGCTGAGTTGATAACAAGGATCTTCTTATTTATGACTTTCAGTCTCTTAAGTCGTCGAATAAGTTCAGATGTTTTACCCGAAAACATATTTCCCATAATAATTGAAAGTCCCATCGCACCTTATTATTATAATATTGTATTTTTTATATGGTTACTTTTCACAGAGCATTGTTCAGCGGACATAAAGGGTATTATGACCCCAAGACGGGAAATGTGAAATTTGGTTCACAAGTATTTCCAAGTATTGAGGTAGCTATAAAATATCTTAGTGAGAAGTAAGATGCCTCTCACCGATGCAACCATCACGAAAAAGGTTGGTGAGTTGCGTAAATCTGAGGGTAAAATCTATGCACCCCTCAAATATTTCAGGGGGCTTGAGTCTCTCAAGGGGGTTGAGACACGTTATAAAAAGATGCTCCGGAAAGACTACTCCAATTTCGATACAGACAAGGGACAAAAGACTAAGACTTCCTCCTACACCCAGAAATTTAGGAAGATGTACGGACCAGAGGTTAGGTCCCTACCCGAAATTTCTAAGGCTACTAAGATTCCTCTAAAGACAGTGAAGACCGTGTTTAACAGGGGACTCGCTGCGTGGAGAACCGGGCATCGTCCGGGTGCTTCTCCACAAGCGTGGGGGTATGCTAGGGTGCACAGTTTCGCCACTAAGGGGAAGACGTACTACACGGCTGATAAGGATTTGAGGTGATTACCCCGGAATGAGACTACATTTTCTCAGATCAACGTCATCAC